GAGAAAGTGTGCCACTTCCGGGTGATCCTGACTTTTTTGGGGATTAGTTCCTGAAACCAATCAATTTCTTGTTCTATCTGAAGACTTTTGAAAATGCAATAACTATTTACTGTTGATTAGCTTATAATTAATATTATAACGAAAGAGAGGAATTTGCTAAATGTCAGTAAAAAACTTTAAGTTTGTATCGCCCGGTGTCTTTATCAACGAGATTGATAACAGTTTTCGCCCAAGAGTCTTAGAACAAATTGGACCAATTGTTATTGGTCGCAGTCAGCAAGGTCTTGCAATGACCCCCACCAGAGTCGAATCGTATCGCGACTATGTTAACCAATTCGGAGATACCGTTCCCGGTAGTGCTGAATCCGATGTTTATAGAACAGGCGTTAGCCGTTCGCCAATGTATGGTACATACGCTGCCAAAGCTCACTTAGAAGCTAATGATACACCCCTTACTTATGTTCGTCTTTTGGGACAAGAGTCGATTAACGCCACTACCGGCGGCAAAGCTGGCTGGCAAACTACAACCGGACCAGCAGCAACTGGTGATGGCGGTGGTGCATATGGACTTTTCGTTGCTACCTCTGCTTCTCTTGAAGCCGGCTTAACTGCACCCAGCGGCGGCGATGCAGATCATCAAGCTTCCAGCACGGGCTCTTTTGCCTTGGGTGCTATTTTCTACGCTGACTCCGGTGCTGTTCTGCTCTCTGGTTCAACTTTTGGTCAAAACCCCGGAGCTACCACAGCCGCCACAGCACAAATTGATTTTACTAACGCGCCCGCTGAAGGTAATGCAATAACTTTGATTTCAACTGATGGAACAACTGCAACAATTACATGTGTTGCCGGCTCAACAGAGACTGCTACACAATTCGGTCGGGCCGGTTCACAAAATGGCGCAGATCACTTAAAAGCTTCAATCGAAGCTGCGTTTCCCGGTAAGATCACTGTATCTGCGGTTTCTGAACCCACTGGAGGAACTTTTAGAATTACATTAACTCAAGCCACTGGTGGCTCCGCAGGTAACACGGCGATAACTTCTAACTTGGCAAATGTCGATATTAATGACGGCTCCTCCGGCGCTGACGGTGCATTTACTGGCGGTTTAACAGGTCCAGCAACCGCATTTGAAAATGGTCTCACCGGAGCAATTAATACATTCATTAACTCTCAGGCTGATGGTACTTTCTCTGTTGCGATTGATAGCGCCAAGGGAACTGTGACTGACGGTGTTCGCACATTTAATCGCAAAGTATTAGAATTTAACTTTAACGATAGCAGCAACAAGTTTATTCGCAAGCAACTTAACACTGACCCAACATTGATTTCGTCGAATACATCACAGTATTATTCTACCGATGGTAGTGGAGAGGAAACATACTGGTTGGGTGAATCTTATGAACAGTTCCTTACAGATCAATTAACTAGTGTTTCAACAAGACTGGTTGGTATTATGCTGCCTCTCGGTTCTGGCTCTGCTACAGCGCCCACTAAAGGACCGTCCCTTAAGAGAGTTGCCTCTTCAGAAGCTTGTGCTGGTTGGTTTATTGCACAAGATGTTGGCGATGCTGGCTCCTTTGATATTAACAGCGCCACTAAGTTATTCCGTCTTAAAGGACGCGGACATGGTGAGTGGTTACACAAGAATGTTAAGGTAACAATTGAAAGAATTAGACAATCTACTTCGCTCACTGACGAGTACGGTACTTTCTCTGTTGTCTTGCGCGCACTGAACGATACCGATCAGGCACCTCAAGTTGTTGAAAGATTCGATAACCTTAATTTGAACCCCGCATCTCCAAATTACATTGGTAAAATGATCGGAGACAGATATGTTGAGTGGGATGAGCAAAACCGTAGACTTCGTGAATATGGCGATTATCCAAATCAGTCGAAATACGTTTACTGCGAGGTTAATGACTCAATTTCTAACCCTGCACTTATTCCATTTGGTTTCTTTGGTCCTCCAATGTATGGTCCAGACGATTTTGGAACAGATAATGTAACTACTGGAACTGATCGCAACATTGGTACCACCGATGCCAACGTTGGTATGATTGCCATTGGTAAGGGTACCAGTAACTATGGAGCACCACTTACACACTTCTCAGGTGGTTTCCAACAAGCAACTCGTACTGATACCACTGGTCCCGGTAGAATTCTATTCACTCCAGTGTATCCACAAATTGCTCTTGTTAGCAAAGATACAGATGCTGGAACATCATTAAGAACAGATACCAACTTCGGTATCCGCACTTCAAGAGCAGCCGGCTCTAACCGACCTGCATCCGGTCTTGGAGATGTTCTTAACATGTTAACTGCCGACGCAGCCAACACAGATGCTTCCACATTGGCTCAAGCATCCACTGCCTTAAGACCATACTCTTACATCTTCACATTAGATGATATTGTTTCCGGTTCAACTGATTTTACTTACACATCAGGTTCCCGTGCCAACGTGACAAGCTGGACAGCACAAGCAGGAAATGATTACACATCATTACTTGACCTTGGTTATGATAGCTTCACTGCTCCATTCTTTGGTGGCTTCGATGGACTTGATATTACTAAGCCAGATCCACTTGCAAACCACTTAATTGGTGTTGGTGCTACCGCGCAAAGCTCGTACATATTCCACACTTATCGTCAGGCTCTTGAGACAATTTCAGATCCAGAATTATTAGATTATGATTTGCTTGCTGTTCCGGGCTTAACTAACGAAAGCTTAACAAATTACATGGTTGATATCTGCGAAGAACGTAGAGATGCATTTGCTATTATCGATCTTCCAAACGTGTACACTCCAACTCACGAGGGCTACCTTGCAAAGAATGCACGCGCAAACAAGAATGTTACTTCAACATCCAACGCGCTTAGAAACAGAAGATTTGATTCTTCTTATGCTGCAACCTTCTATCCTTGGATTCAAACTAGAGACGCTAACACTGGTCAAGCTCTTTGGGCTCCGCCTTCAGTGGCAATGATGGGTGTTTTAGCATCGTCCGCTAAGCAGTCGGAACTTTGGTTTGCTCCTGCCGGATTCAATCGCGGTGGATTGTCAGATGGTGCGGCCGGTATCCCAGTCCTTGGTGTATCACAAAGACTCTCAGCCAAAGAAAGAGATACACTTTATGACGCACGTATTAACCCAATTGCTTCTTTCCCATCAACAGGTATTGTTGTCTTGGGTCAGAAAACCCTCCAAGAAAGACCATCAGCATTAGATAGAATCAATGTTCGTAGATTGGTCATCTACCTCAAGAAACAAATTTCTATCCTCTCAACACAAATTCTCTTTGAACAAAACGTCCAAGCTACTTGGTCGCGATTCAAGGGATTAGTTGAGCCGTTCTTAGCTAACGTTAAGACACGTTACGGTATCTCTGATTATCGATTGATTTTGGACGAGACCACAACGACACCCGATCTTGTCGATCAGAACATTCTGTATGCCAAGATCATGATTAAGCCTGCACGAGCAATTGAATTCATCGCAATTGACTTTGTTGTTGCCAACACGGGCGCATCTTTTGATGACTAAAAAACAAATTGCACTAGTTAACTTAAAGGGAGAAACCAAATAATGCCATTCTGGTCAACAGATTTTTCAAATCAAGACGAAATCTTAAAAGATCCTAAAAGAAATTTTAGGTTCTTCGTTCAAATTCAAGGTATACAAACAGACAACGGTGGTGGTCTAGTCTGGTATGCTAAGTCGGTCCAAAAGCCAACTTTCACTATGGAAGAAGCTACTCATACGTATCTTAACCATTCTTATTACTACCCCGGTAAAGTTACTTGGAACACCATTGAGCTTACTATGGTTGATCCCGGTGATAATCCTGAAGTTAGTGCCACATTAGCTGGTATCCTTGAAGGTGCAGGTTACAACATTCCTACCACTCCAGACAGCAGTGTGTTAACAAGTGTTTCTAAGCAAAAAGCTGCCGGTGCTCTTGGCACTATGACCATTGTTCAAGTTGATTCTGATGGAAAGCCCATGGAGACTTGGACACTCTGGAATGCATTTGCCAAAGAAGTAAACTTTGGTGGTACACTTGAATACGGTAACGATGATTTAACCACAATCACAATGACCGTACGCTATGACTGGGCTAGACTTGAAACAGCCGAAGTTGGCTCCGCCGCAATCTTGCGTAATAACAGATTCTTTAACGTATAACAATATAGAGGTGTAAATTGTCACGAAATAGAGATCGCCTTGGCGGCGAGGATACTCCTTCCGCCCCAAGTGCGCCCGTTGAAGCTATGAATACGAATGTATTTTCTTTCGTAGCTCCCACTGAATTTGTAGAACTCCCATCTGAGGGTAAGTTCTACGCATCCGATCATCCGCTTTATAATCAAAAAACAATTGAGATTAAGCAGATGACCGCAAAAGAAGAAGATATTCTTTCTTCAATGACGCTTATTAAAAATGGAGTCGCACTTGAGAGACTGCTTGAAAGCGTTATAATTGATAAAAGCATCAAGCCAGAAACGCTGCTTTTAGGCGACAGAAACGCCATTATAATCGCTGCTAGAGTATCAGGGTATGGTATGGAGTACCGCACTGAAATAAGGTGCCCTAACTGCCAAACAGACCAAAAATTTGGTTTTAATTTATCAAGTGCTAAAACTAAAACGACTTCAACAATCATGAACCAGCTTGAAGACGGCGTTAGCTTAGTTAATAATGAATTTAGGGTTACTCTTCCAAAGTCAAAACTTCAAGTTGGCTTAAAGCTGCTTAACGGTATTGATGAGTCGTCGATTGCCGATAAAATGGAGATTAACGAGCAACAAAATTTAGATAAGTTAGTAACGACCCAGTTGTCCTTTATGATTAGCTCTGTTAATGACAACTATACTCAAGAAGCTATTGAACACGTAGTCGAAAACATTCCATCGGCAGATTCTGCATACATCAGAAAGATTTATAAGTCTATAATCCCTAATATTGATTTAACACTAGGCTTTACATGCTCCTCCTGTTCCCACAAAACGGACATGGAGGTGCCGCTCAATGTGGACTTTTTTTGGCCTGACCAGTGATTACATGGAAGACGTTTATGAACAGTTTTTCTTTCTAAAACACGAAGGAGGCTGGTCATTTACGGAAGCATATAATCTTCCAATTGGGTTACGTGTTTGGTTTGTTGAAAGGCTCGTTAAGCACATAAAAATGCAAAATGAAGCCAATCAAAACGCTGCCAATGGGGGCTCTAGAACGCTCACTAGCGACAACCAGCCGCCAATGCCCATTGGTATGGACTTAAAATAGCTCCTAACACTATTTAAATGTAGGGAGCTATTGCGGTTAATATGGATGAACTTCAGAAACTAACAGAACAGCTAAGGCTTGCAGAAAGTCAGCTAGCTCGTTTAGATCAAGGCACTTCAGCATATAACAGAAAATTAAAAGAAGTAGAACGCCTTAGTAATCAAGCCTCAGCGGCTTTTAATAGTCAAACAGGCTCTATGCTTGGCTTAGGCAGAGCATATGATACGATTAAAAGTAAAATCATAGAATTTGGCAATGTAATTGCGGCCGAAGCCAAAGCTCTGGATAACACTACGATTGAATTTCAAAGGCAAACCGCTGCTTCTGAAGAATTAGCGGAGAATATTGGTAGATTAACTGATAATTTAGCTTTGTTTGGTGTTAGCTTAGCAGATGCTGCTGAGACTGTTGGTGCCTTAACCAGCACATTCACTGAGTTTACTCAAATGAACCAAGTTGCACGAAATGAGCTTGGTGCTACTGTTGCTCTTTTAAACGAAGTTGGTATTTCTGCTGCTTCATCAGCTAAAATATTTGAATCATCAACGAAAACTTTAGGAATGTCTGTTGATGAAACTGCAGATATGTTGATAACTCTTAGAGCCGCCGCAACTGCACTTGGAGTGCCTGTTGAACAGCTAACACAAGACTTTATCGGCGCCGAAGAAATGTTAGCTAAACTTGGTAGAACTGGACCGGACACATTTAAACAATTAGCTGCTCAAGCAAAAGCAACCGGTGTAGAATTATCAAAAATTACTGCTATAGCAGAGAAGTTTGATACTTTTGAAAGTGCTGCAAGCGCGGCACAGGGTCTTAATGCTGTCTTGGGGGGCAACTTTTTAGATTCACTGTATATGATTGAGGAGGTAGATCCAGCAAAGAGATTTCTTGCAATTAGAGATGCAATTTTTGCTGCTGGCTACTCTGCTGAGTCTTTAGCAGACAGTAACAATTACTACTTGAAAAAATCGCTGGCAGCAACTTTAGGCATACCGGTCAGTGATTTTATGAAAATGTTAACTGGTAATGTTAACGAACTTACTGGCGAAGTTATGGCAGCCGCCTCAAGCCTTGAAGAGCTTAGAGAACAAGCCTTCAAAATGAAGGGGTTTGATGAAATCGTTGATAATGTATTTGGACAACTTAGTAAGCCAGTGACTGAAATACAAACAGCCACAAGAGATGCGTTTGAACTTTTAACTCCACTAAAAGAATCACTACTTGATTATTCAAAAGGTGTCACAGCCGCCACTAACACTTTTATTAGAGAAAATAGAAAACTTGTCGGTAATGTTGGCTTGTTATACAATTTTTTTGGAATGGATGTTTTTCAACAAGCATTCGGACTCATGGAAGGGACAGCTAGCGCCATGGGTAAAACTGTGGGTTTTATTTTCAGTTTAAAAGGACTTCTGTTAGGTTTAGCAGGTGGTGCCCTATATCTGTTACACGATAGAGTCAATGAAATTAGACAAGCGTTTAATCTTAATGGTATTATTGCCGCCGCTGATACAGCAATTGTTATATTATTTGAAAAAATTGGCGCTATGTTATCGGGCTCGCCAATGAGCGGGACTGGATTTTTTCCTAAAATGTTTCAATCAATTGTTAAGGCTGGATCTTTAGCGTTTCAATTATTAAGAGAGCACGCGATTGTGCCATTATTAAATTATCTTATACGTGAAACATTGTTTTACGGTGATAAATTGATTGTTGTTCTTAAAAATAAAGTTCTTCCAGTTCTTGGCAATATAGCTGTTTCTATAACTAAAGCTTTTTCTGGTATGATTGGTTCTGTTCTTGCTGAAGTAAAACGATTCGGCAGTAAAGCTGTTTTTGGTGATTTGATTGGGGGCTACCTGTATGATGATAAAGATGCGGAAGCAGACAAAGCCGGATTCCAACGTATGGTTACCAATAGTACTTTTAAGGCTATAAAAGCAGTGGGTGTTTACGATAGAAACGCGCAAGCAACATTTTCTGACGGCGGTGTAGGCGATAAATTATTTAGAGACACTACGAAGAGACTTG